AGGATTGGGTAGAGCTATAGCATCAGCAGTTCAAGCAGAATTACAGAATCAAAAACGATCGGGCGGAATTCTTAATCCGTATGGAGTAGCGTAATGGCAATAGGATTTATTATACCTGCTTCAGAAAGTTATGTCTCGGCAGATACTATTATTACTCCAGATAAGGGTATGTCTAGACAATCCAAGTCCCGGGTGAGAGTAGCCAAATTTGGAGATGGGTATGAACAAAGAATTGTAGATGGAATTAATAACGTAGAGGAAACAATAGGTGTATCCTTTAGCAATAGAACTAGAGTTATGATAGATGACATCATGGCCTTTTTCGAGTCTAGAAAAGGAGCTTCTTTTGACTTTACTATACCAGACAATGCCACTACAGAAGGCAACGAAAAAACTATAAAAGTAGTATGTGTAAACTATAGTGTAAACTATGATAATCATCCTGTAACTTATAGTTGTACAGCCTCGCTTAGAAGAGTTTATGAAGCATGACAGATTTAATAGAAGTAGTACAGAAACAAGATCCTGGTAGTGAGCTAATATCATTATTCGAGTTGACTTTTAACGGTACAACTCTATACTTCCATCCTGGGTTGGACGAAAATTTAGATAAATTATATTTTGAAGATGCTGCAAGCCCTCACACAATTAGAGAATATGATCCTTTTCCACTAGAAATGACCGGTGTCGAATATAATGCTGATGGAGCAACTAACAGACCCACCCTTAGTATAGCCAATGTTACTACTTTATTTAGTGATTCATTAGGAGGTTTAACTAATCAAGACTTAATAGGGTCAATTATTATTGTGCGACAAACTTTAGCGAAGTATTTAGAAACTTCTTCTACCTTTGCCAGTCCCGGTACTGGTACGCTCCCTATAGAATTTCCAAAAAAGAAATTTATCTTAGATAGAGTTGCTGGAGAAACGAGCATATCAGTAACTTTTGAAGTTAGTTCTCCTTATGATTTGCAAGGGGTAAAAATACCTAATAGACAAATTATAGGTAAATACTGTAGTTGGATATATCAAGGCCATGATAAGGGGCTCGATGGGGGATGTATTTGGAAAGCAAATAGCGTAGTAAGCTATTCAGACGGTGTCACTGTAAAGACTCATAAAGCCTACTTCGATGTAGACGATAACCCTTTAGTTACAGTTGCTCAGTTATCAGATACTCAAAATGGAGGACATACCGGCGCCAAGTCTTATACAATTTATAGTAATTCTAACCCTATGGTAGCTGAGGGTTATTATGAATACGGTAATACGGTATGGAAAGCTTTAAAATCTCAAGCCTCCGGAGCCAGTCAAATCGCTCCACAAACTAAATCGTCTTATTGGGTTAGAGGGGATGTTTGTGGAAAGAAATTATCTTCCTGTAAACGTAGGTTTCAGTTTACTCCAGCTAATGCAGCTGCTACTAATTCTTACCCTAAAACAGATGAACGTACCACAGCAATTTTGCCTTTTGGTTCTTTTCCAGGAACTAAAAAATTCCGATGATACGACATTTATCAAATATAGAAGACCATTTCAGGTCATCGTACCCAAAAGAGGGGTGCGGTGTAATAGGAATTGTGAAAGGCAAATCAAAATGGTTTCCTTGTGAAAATCTTGCTATGGAAGAGGAAGATTTTGTAATGAGCCCCGAGGATTTTCACAATGCTAGTTTAAAGAGTGACATTATAGCAATAGTACATAACCATATTAATGGACCTCCCGAACCTAGTGAGAATGATAGAAAGTATTGTAATGCTATAGGAATACCTTATTATATCTTTAGTTACCCAGATATGGAATTAGAGATATTAAAACCTAGAAAAATAGTTAATGAACTAGCGGGGCGAGAATATGAATTTGGAATATTTGATTGTTTAGAAGCAGTACGAGATTTTTACAGTCAAAAACTTAATATAAAATTAAAAAAAAGAGAACCTTATTTAGATGATTGGTGGGAAAAGGATAAAGATTACTTTACTTCTGAACATATCAAAGAATGGGGGTTTAAGCCTGTAGATGAATTAAAAGAACATGATATTCTTATTTTTTCTATGGGAGCAGATATAGGCACTCATTGTGGAGTGTATTTATATGATGACATATTTTTTCATCATGCAGTAAACAGACTTTCTTGTAAGGAGAATCTTTACCCTTTATGGAAAAAGCATTTAAGTGGAATATATAGATATGACTCGTAAAATTTATTTAAACGGTGAAATGGCTTCCTTATTTGGGCAGCAATATAATTTTGTGGGTGATACCGTACAAGATGCTTTACGTTGTGTAGGGGCTAATAATCCTGATTTCAAGCCATATCTTATGAAATGCCACGAAGAAGGTATTGGTTTTTCTGTAACAGTACATGGAACAGAATTAACCGATATTAATGATTGTTTACTACCTCTTAGAATAGGAGATATAGTTATCACTCCTGTTGCGGCTGGATCAAAATCTGGTGGTGCTAAGATACTCGCAGCCATTGCCATAGCATTTATAATGTTTTATTCAGGTGGTACAGCGGCAGGTGGCACAGGTTTTATGGGGCTGGGAGGAGGCTCTACAGGTTCAATATTTTCTGCTATGACAGCAGGTGGCGCGGGCACTTTTAGTTCTTTTGCGGCTTATGGCATTTCAATGTTCGCTCTGAATTTAGCTGTTGCGGGTATTCAGCAACTTATGGCCCCCGACCCTTCTGTAGACGAAAAAACAGAAGATGGCTATATGCTAAGCGGGTCTCAAGCAAATGCTATAGAAGGAGATCCCGTACCTGTATTATATGGAGAATTAAGAGTTCCTGGAACTCCTATATCTTTTGAAGTAAGTAACGGACAAACAAAATTAGCTACCGAAGAGGTTACCCAGAGTGGGGGCACAACGTCAGATGAACAAGCGATAGCAGCGGCTGCCATAGACCCAGCAACCTTAGCAGAGATAAAGCGCCAGATTGCGGGCATACAAGATGAATTTGCCAAAAGCTACATGACAGATAACCCTGGCCCTAATTCCAGTCTTATGTTAGCATCGGGGTGGGCACCAGCTTGGAGCAAAAGCCAAGATTTAATTATTACAGATGTCATATCAGAAGGCCCAATACGAGGGTTAGTTAATAATAGTGCTAGTGTATATTTGAATGATGATTCCGCAGTAGATATAGGACACGCTGCTGTTTCTCGTGTACACACCGGAGCACGGTTTACCTTTACCAATAATAACACAGCCGTTACATATGTTCCTAATGGTCAGGATCCTATACCTTATTCTGAAGAGAATAGATATATAAGGTGTCAAGATTATAAAACTCAAGATAGTGCTGCCGCTGCGGAACAAGGAGAGCCGGGAGCTAATGGTAATAAAACAATACAAGTAACTACAGATACTGCCTTTTTCCCCGCCTCTGGAACTGATTGGATATATGATTATAATCGGAAGAGCCATTCTGTTAGGGTAAAATTAACTTCAGGTGGAGTAATCAAATTCACGGGACATATAACACGAATTATTAGTAGTACAGTAGCTATATTTACTGCGACATCTTTTAGCATGCCCCCCGATTGGGTAGATGGAAGTGAGTATAAAGTACACGTAGATTACGCCCAAAAGTTTATAGCGCAAAACGGCGATAGTGCCTCTCCAGGAAATACTCTAACATTAGACACAGTTTTTCTTGGTACCAGTGGAGACTATAGAGCCAATATCACGGGAACAGATAGAGATATTGATTTAATACAAAAAGGTATAGGAGCATCTATTAAATTTGATGGATTTTCTCAAAACTTTTTAACTGGAGAACTAACTCAAGGCTATCTTCCGTCTCCCACAGGTGCAGGACTAGGAAATATATCTGTCCCAGGCGGAGTCTCTGGACTAGCAATCTCAGGTCCTAATGGTGCTTCTTCTGATCAAAGAGTATTTGAAGGCACCAGCAGTAGTGGGTTTGCATTAACTGCTACTCAAGCTGAAGAAGCTGATGAAGTTAGAATACTTTTTAGTTATGGTGCTATGGAAAATACCTCTAATAACGGTAATAAACATAATGGAAGAGCTTTTTATACCTTGGAACTGGCTTTTGAAAATAATGGGGCCTATGGTTCCTGGATAGTATTGCATGATTGGGACTCTGATACCGAAGAAGGAAATCCTTTAACGCATAATACATTTTCTACTAATGCTATCTCTTTTGAAAAAATTATACCATTGCGGTTCTTTGAAGCATCTTTTACAGATTTTAAAGTAAGACTAACACGATTAAGTGAAGATGATAAAGCATATCATGATACTTTAGGTGAAGGGATCCAAGACGATTATACTAGTGCTACCTCTTGTTCGATTGCAAGTTTAAATACTATAATTAAAGACCTTTCCAGATCGGAAGAGACACG